GTTCAAGGATGAAAAAAACTATATCGTTTGGCATGAAGTAGGGGTTATAGGTTTAAACGGAGACAACTGTCAAGCCGAAAAGGGTTATAGAATTGCTGTGGACTATTATACAAAAGACGAATACGACGTAAATGCCGATAAAATAACGGAGCTTTTTAATAACGATGAAATATTTGCCGATGACGCCGTAATTGATTTTGAGCCTGATACCGGATACACGCATTATGCGTGGACTTGCGAGGTGGTATAATGGCCGACTTTAAAACTTCCCGTGATTTGATTGACGATATAGCCAAAGAACTGAATCAATTAGGCGATGATATAAGCGGCAAGCTGGGTCAGGAAATGCTTGACGAAGGAGCTAAAATCATCGAATTTAACTGGGTTAAGGCTATTAAGAATCACGATCATGTTGATACCGGAGATATGGTGAACAGTATAGGCGTCGCTAAGAGCTCTAAGACAAAGAATTTTCGCGATATATATCCTCAGGGAAAGGACGGAAAAGGCGTTAGAAACGCTGAAAAAGCCTTTATAGCGCATTACGGTAAGTCGGGACAGCTCGGCAGCCGTTTTGTTGACGAAGCCGAATCAAATTCTGACGCTGAATGTGCGGCAGCTATGCAAAATAAATTAGATGAGTATTTAGAAAAGAAAGGTATGTGATATTATGGCAAAAATAGGTTTAAAATTTCCTGTAGCTTCTCCGATAACCGGTTATACTGCGTCCGGTATGCCCATTTACAGTACTGGATTTATTGTGGGTAAAGCAATTACCGCTGAAAAGTCGATCGAAAGTAACGATAATCCGCTTTATGCCGACGACGCTGTCGCCGAGAATGACACAAGCTTTGCAGGAGGAACTATCAAACTCGGCGTTTCAGATTTCGGAGCAGACTATAAAGACGGTTTACAAGTCCAGGCTAAAATGCTGGGACATACAATTATAGACAGCGGCTCAGGTATAAGGCGGTCGGCTCTTGACATTGCGCCTTACCTCGGCTTCGGTTTTTACAAGACAAAAAAGCAGAACGGGAAATTTGTATATGAAGCGACATGGCTTTATAAAACTATATTTAAAATACCCTCTGAATCAACCACTACCAAAGGAAAATCAATTGAATGGCAGACTCCGGAAATTGAGGGTACAATCATGGCGGTCGAAGGCTACGAGGGCGACGCATACGAAGACACAGAAGTATTTACAACAGAACAGGCGGCAAAGAGCTGGCTTATTAGTAAATCACAATGCGAGCCGCTCGGGGATATGTCTGCGCTTACGGCGCTTATTGCCGAATACGGTACGTATGCGCCTGAAACTTACACGTCAGCAACTTGGGGCGTATTTTATCATACATATACAAGCGTTTCGGAAAACATTGCGGGCAAGTCTTACATGGGCAGCGGTGAAGTATCTTATTGGACCTCACAACTTACCAACGCGGAAGCAAAGCTTACAGAAAGGTCGGGATCGTAATGAATAAAATTACTTTAAACGGAAAAGACGTTGAGCTTTACTATAACGTTAAGGCAACTATAGCAATTACTGAACGCTGCGGAGGGGATATTGGAAACCTTTCAAATATTTTAGAAAGCGGTACGGTCGGAACAACTCTTGAGCTTATATGCGGGATTCTTGACGATCTTGCTAACGGCGCGGTTGCAAAACACAATTGCGACGTGGTAATGGGGCTTGCAAGCGGCGAAAAGAAGAATTTCTTTCCGGATGGTTTTTTCCTCGCCAATGCCTCGGCAAAAGATTTAAACGATTTTACGGGAGCGGTATTGGATACAATGGGATTGGGGTCGGAATATACTATCCCCGAAAACGTAAAGGTTGAAGAAAAGGACATCGATCTTATAGAAATAGAGGCGGAAAAGAACAAAGGAAAAAAGTCTTAGGGCGCGGACGGGAAAACCGTCTGCGCTTAATTTATAAAGGGCTATCGGTAGGCCTAAGTTATCAGGAGATTATGGTAATGCAGCCCGGCGATATTTTGCAATTATGGCTGTATAAGGTAGGTGAAAGCAGTGCCAAGAACGATTAAAACGACGCTTGAGCTTGGCGGAGAAGCGGCATATAAAAAAGGACTACAATCTATAGATAACGCCTTAAAAGCAATGTCTAAGGAGTTATCCGAGGCAACGGCGCGGTTTGCAGAAAATTCTACTTCCTTAAAAAACGTCTCTGCATTAAGCGATTCGTTTAAAAACAGCGTAGAGCAACAGAAAATAAAGGTTGATTCCTTGAAAGGCGCGGTTGAATCAAGCAGCAAGGCTTACGAAGAGGCTGTAAAAAAATATGAAGACGCAGCCGCGGCAAGCGGAGAAAATTCAACCGAAGCGCTTAAAGCCGCCGACGCTCTTTATAAAGCTGGAGCCGCTCTTGACAGCTATAAATCGAAGCTTTCAACTGCGGAGAAATATTTAGATTCCTCGCAGAAAAAAATGAAAGAGTTTACCGATGAAAATAAAAATATAATTGCCTTGGCTGATACTGTTAATAAGGTCAAAGAGAAAGCGACCTATTTAAGTAATGGCCTTGTAATTTTAGTTAAAAACACCAAAGCTTTTCAAGCCGGTTCAGGAAGTATAAAAAAAGTAAAAGACGAATTTTCAAAGCTTTCGGAGAAGGTAACCGATTTAGGGAATAAATTTCCCAAAACGGCTAAGACAATTTCAACCGCCGGAAAAGCTATATCCACACCGTTTAAAGCGATAAAGCCGCTTATACAAAACTTAAGCGGCGCATTTCAATTAGCCGCTAAAAAAGCGGGAGAAATAAAGGATAAGCTTAAGCCGGCCATAAACGTATGCAAAAACGTTGCCAAGGCTGCCGGGCAAATAACCTTTAAAACTGCCGAAATCGGCGCTAAGGCGGTATCAAAATCAGTAAAGACAGCGGCGGCCGCCTTTACCGCATATACTACCGCAGCCGCAGGCGCAGTAACGGCGACAATGTCGACCATTGAAAGTACAAGAGAATACAGAAACGATCTTTCAAAGCTTGAACAGGGCGCGGCAACATCAGGCAATAGTTTTTCGGCTATGAAAAACGAGCTTGTAAATCTTACCGCCCTTACAGGTGAATCAGATTCAAGTATTGAAGCTCTTTCTAACCTTATGTCAACAGGCTTCAGCGACGAGCAGGTTACGCAGGCTGTCGACGCTTTAAGCGGAGCCGTAATTAAATTTCCGGATACGCTTAAAATAGAATCTTTGGCCGATAGCTTGCAGGAAACTGTTGCGACAGGGGCGGGAACAGGGCAGTTTGCAGAACTTATTGAACGAAACGGCGACAGTCTTGACGATTTTAACGCGGGACTGGAAGCGTGTACGTCAGAGGCTGAAAGACAGCAGTACGCCCTTGAATATCTTGAAAAATCAGGACTTTCAAATGTAAATTCCGCCTATGAAAAATCGCATAAGACTTTATTGGATTATGAAAAGGCGGAACAGGCTGTTACCGACGCCAATGCAAAAATTGCCGAATCAGCCATGCCGATTGCTACCGGATTTAAAAAAGGTTACGCCGGCGTTCTGTCTGCGTTTTCAGACGTTTTAAGCGGAGCGGATAAAATCGGAGCGAGATTCGGGCAAAAAATAACGTCGTTTATTAATAATATATCTAAGACAATTACGCAGTATGCCCCTACTATGCTAACGGCTGTCAACACAATTATAACGACTGTTATAGCTAATCTTCCGACGCTCATGAATGCGATTCTGCCATCCTTATTAACCGGATTTAATCAGCTTATAACAGGACTTATTGCAATACTGCCCGAGCTTATGCCATTGTTGCTCGAAGGCTTTTTAACCTTGTTCGGAAGTCTTATAGATTCAATAAACCTTGTATTAGAGCAGTTAATGCCCATGCTGCCGGAAATAATAACGCAGATAACCACGGCTCTTATTGAAAATCTGCCTTTACTGTTAGAAGGGGCGATGCAACTGTTCTTAGGTCTTATACAGGCGTTGGATCAGGTGGTAGAACAGTTAATGCCTATGCTGCCAACGTTAATTACAAATCTGTGCGATACGCTGATACAAAGTATTCCGGCAATTATAAGTGCGGGTTTTGACTTGCTAATTGGATTGGTTGAAGGTATTACAAATTGTATTCCTACATTAGTTCAAAAGATACCTGAGGTAGTCGGCAGTATAACTAATGCTTTTTCAAATAATATAGGTCAATTGATAACCGCCGGAATCGAATTGATTGTCGCGCTTGCAACGGGCTTGCCAAAAGCCATACCGCAACTTATCGCGGCAATACCGGAAATTATTACGTCTATTATAAGCGCATTTATGAATCAGGACTGGCTGCAGGTCGGTATTGATATTTTAAGAGGTATAGCAGACGGTCTTGTTGAGGGCGTAAGTTTTATATGGGATAAAATTTGCGAAATGGGCGAAAAAATAATGGATAGCGTAAAGAGCTTCTTTGGCATTAAATCCCCGTCAAGACTATTTCGGGACGAAGTCGGAACGTATCTTGCGCAAGGTATAGGCGTCGGCTTTGAAAATGAAATGTCCAAAGTAACAAAGGATATGCAAAAAGCCGTCCCCTCTGACTTTGATACGGTTGTAAACGCAGATATTAATAGTTTCAGATCTGCGCCGAGCGCACAAAGTATTACTAAAAACAGTAATATGACCGTTAATTACATCTTTGAAAACGTAATCATAAACAGCGATGCAGATATAGAAGAGCATGCATATAAGCTTGAGGCAATGCGGCAGAAAGCCGCTTTAGCTATAGGAGGCGTTTAATATTGAGTTATTTTATATTTAACGGTATAGACAGCCGGCAGTTCGGGATAACTTCGAAGCTTACAATTCCGCCTATCGCCGAACGTACTTTTAAAACTACGGAAATACCGGGCAGAGCGGAGCCGCTCAACAGACTGGAGATCATGAGAAAAAATATTCAATTGCCATTGACTATAAGCATGGCTGATCTAACCAAGATTGGCGAGGTGTGCGCGTGGCTTCAAGGCAAAGGGGATTTAATTTTAAGCGACGATTTATCTAAAAAATATCACGCTTATGTAAATCTCGGAATTATCCCGGAGCGATTAACAAAACGGTTTGGA